ACTTCATCTACAACTGTTAGTCCTGCACCAGTTGGAACTGTAATCGTATCACCTGAAGTACCAACTTCTAAAGCTGTTCCTGATTGTGGATCTAATTTATCTACTTTAAGTATTGATGCCATAATTAATTAAATTCCTTGCCTACTGACCAATTAACCAAACTTTCTCTTTTGCCTTTTGTTATAGGTAAAACCCTATGATGAATAAACGAAGGAAAAATTATAACGGTTCCTATCTCTTTAGCATCATCAACTGTTATCACCTTTAATAAATCTTTTTTATCATTTTGAATCCACATAAATTGAAAATCTCCACCTTCATATTTCGTTTTATCTGTAAGTTGTAAGGTAAGAGATAATTTTCTGCTTTTTCCATTAAGGTTTTTATTGGCAGTTTTTAAAACATGAGCTTGATCTATGTGCCATCCATAATAATGACCTTTTTCATAAATGGTGAACTGAGAATCTTCATTCCAATCCCAGTGAAAATTCCAACCAGCCTTTTTATTAGCAGTATGAATAAAAGGATTAAGAATGTCATAAATCCACTGATCATTTATCCAAGCAACCTTACAATCTCTTGTTGTTTTATCTATTCCTTTAAGAACGGAAGCTTCTTTTATAATTTTTTTACGACAGGATTTTAAAATCTTGTTGCAAGTTTTAAGGGGTACTGCCTGTTTAAAATAAAAATAATTATGTTTTAACATCATATTATCTCCAACCTATACTAGTTGCATAAATTCTTGTTTCTTTTGAACTTGCTACTTGGTTATGCGTTGTGATTTTGTAGCACATACTTGTACCACTGGGTTGACCTGAAATATCTAAATCATGAAAACCTAAAACTTTTTTATTTGTTCCCCATGTACCTTCATCAACAAGTGTACCTTGTGTGAAAGTTACTCCTGAATCTCTTGAAATATATCCTTTAATATCTGTATTTAATGTTGCAGTTCCATGAGCATTTTCTATTAGTGTAACGAATTCTCCATAAGTAGGTGCGCTTAAAGCTGTAACATCTGTTGATTGTAAAGTTAAATCAGCTGCTGCTTCAAAAGCATCATTAGCATATCTTACTAAAATAACTCCTGAGCCTCCAATTCCAGACCCAGCAGCACCATTTCCACCGCAACCACCAGAACCGCCTCCAGTATTTGCTTGTCCCGCATCACTAGCACCACCACCAGTAGTACCATCACTTCCTCCACCAGCACTTGCAGTTCCTTTTGTACCAGATGAAGCTTCTCCTCCTCCGCCACCTGAAGCGAACCAGCCGCTATCTCCTACTGCTGTTCCAAATATTGCACTATAATCTTTTCCTGTTCCACCATTTCCTCCTGAAGGAGCAGTTCCTGCTGCACCAGCTGAACCAGCACCGCCACCACCACCAGGATTATAAGTAGGAGAAATAGGAGTCATCGCATTTCCTCCAGCATTTCCAAAGCCGTATGTTCCACTATCTCCAGGTTGACCAGTTTGAGTTTCAGCACCACCAGTTGTGGAACTATAAGCCGCACCTCCGCCAGAACCTCCATTTCTAGAAGAGCTAGGGCTTGTACTTGATTCCCAACCACCAGGTCCTCCGCCTTTTGCGGTAAATTCGGTTGCACCTCCATTAATTGTCCAGGTACTATCGGCTCCTGCACCGCCATCACCAGCAGTACCAGAACTTGCTCCTCCTGCACCTCTTACCCAATCATAAGTTTGAGCAGTTACTGCATGAGTAGCTTTATAAATTAATCCGCCAGCACCGCCACCTCCAGCATAATCTGAACCACCAGCACCACCACCAGCAACAACTAACATAGTTACATTAGCTGCACTTGGTATAACAATAGAACCAGTTGCAGAAGAACAAACCAGCGTTGTGAAACCTGAAACGCTAGTATCTGTACTATCTGCACCTGTGGGGTTTGTTGCTGAAGCACCCCAATAATAATAATTTGAACCTGAAGCGACCCTTGCATCATTCGTTGAAGCCGAAGCATCGACTCCGCTTGTGTCATAAAATTCATCAATCGCTTGATCCACTAAATTGTATCTAGTTAAAGATCCATTAACGGCAACTTTAAATCCTAACATCGCAACATTAGATTGAAGTACATCATCGTCATATTCTGGAAAACCTGTTGCTGTACCATTATTAGTAAGGGTTGCACCTGACGCAATAGTTAAAGTTGCACCACTTGGAATCGTTGCAGTATCCCCTGATGATCCAATTTCTAAAGCTGTTCCTGATTGTGGATCTATTTTATCTACTTCTATTTTACTCATAATTAATTTATTCTTTCATCCCAACTTGTTGTTTCTTCATTCCAAGTATAATTTTTATCATCATCAGGTCTAGCACTAGGTGCTTCCCATTGACATGTTGATTCATTTAATGTCCAGCTATTATATGGTTGTTTAGGAATAAAAGCATCTTTATCTTCATCATAAGTATATCCTATTCCAGCATGATTTTTTCTAAAAGGTGTTCCGCCTAATTTATGAACACCACCATAAGTATTATAAGAAGTTTGTTTCCAAATAGACCAACCAGTTAATTTGGTTAAAAAATCTATTCCTAAAACTTCTTGTTCTATTCCTCCAGCATCTTTTAAGACGTTATTGTGTACTGAAAGAACTTCTATTACTTTATTGTTTAAACCTATTTTTGCAAAACTAGCCATTATGTTGTGTAACTCCCTGTTCCTGTAAATGTTAAAACTGTTTTGCCTGTGCCACCTGCATCTGTAGCGACAGTTGGACTACCTGTAGTAGTTCCTGAATATTTTGCATCAAGCATACTTATTATCACAACTCCTTTTCCACCAGCACCTGACTGACCATTTTGCCTAGCAGTACCACCTCCACCTCCAGTATTAACAGTACCTGATGTTGCTGTTCCTGCACTAACTGAATTAGCCGCACCACCGCCACCTGTACCTCCTGCACCTGCAGTTATGCCTGGTTGGTTACCACCGCCACCTCCGCCACCTCTTGGGACTGAAGCACCAGTTATTGAAGAAGCGACACCAGCTCCACCAGCACCGCCAGCCGCACTAGTAGCATCTACACCAACAGCTCCAGCACCACCGCCGCCTCCACCGCCATAACTAGGACCACCATTGTATCCATCACCGCCATCATATCCTTGGTCTGGAGTAGTATCAGGAGTATCACCTGAACCTCCAGTCGAATTTTGACCAGCACCACCGCCACAACCGCCATCACCAGCAGCACCACTCTCATAGCCACCAGCGCCACCGCCAGCAGAAGATATTGTTGTTAATCCTGTACCTGAAAATGAAGAAGCTGAACCAGCATTACCTATAGAATTTAAAACAGTAGCACCTCCATCACCAACAGTAACAGTAATGGCAACTCCTGCAGCAAGAGATTGTGTAGAAGTTCTATAACCTCCAGCACCTCCTCCGCCTCCGTTACTTGATGAACCGCCACTTGCTCCTCCACCTATTACTAAAAAGTCCATAGCGTATGATTGTGGGGTTTCCAAAGCTACCGCTCCATCATAAAGAGGAACCCAACCTTTGGTTGCATCCATATAGACAATGTGAAGAGATTCTCCTGCGGTATCATAGACGGGATTAGGAGATGAGTTTCCTTGATAATTTAAAGAATTTGGATTTATAGTAAGTGCATAAGTAGACCAGTTTCTAGCATAGTCTGTAAATACAATTTGATCTCCGACAGAAGCTGAAGCGGGTAATGTAACCGTACATGCTTGTGCCGTTGTATTTACAGGATAGCCCTTTCCAGCAACAGCCGTAAATGTAGCTCCTGTTTCTACTGATTGCCAAGCGATTCCGGCAAAGCCTGTTGCTGTACCTGAATTTGTTAATGTTGCACCTGAAGCAATAGTTAAATCTGCACCACTAGGAATTGTAAATGTATCACCAGAATCTCCCAGTGCAACATCTGTCCCTGATCGTGGACTAATTTTATTTACTTTAATTTCACTCACTATACGATTACCACCGTTCCTGTTACTGTTATTGTACCTGGTAAAGTAATAGGTCCTGCAAGAACTGCATTCTCTACTGTTTGAGTTCCATCAATAGTTGCCGCTTGATTGGGTATAAATTCATTAGGGCTATATTGCCCTCCTATATATTGGATTCCATTAATTACTGCCGTCATAATTCTCCTTACGAACTAATTGTGTCAATGTACGAACAAACTACATCCAAACTACTCGCTGTATCACTAACTGCTTCTAATGTATC